AATAGGTGGCATACCTAACTCAAGTGAGGATATAAAGCAAGCTCACGCTGCTGCTATTGAAATGTATATACAAGATCATGTTGGCATGAAACAAGATGGGACTTTTGGCAGTTGTTATTTTAATGAATTACTAAACGACTGGGCTAAGTTTGATATAAATAAAAGAACAAAGCATGATGCATCTATAAGTTCTGGTTTAGCTATAATGGCTAACAACAGGCATTTATATAGACCAAATGCAAAGGTTGAAAAACCAAAACTAAATATAAGTATTGCTAAATATTCAAACAAAGGTAATACATCTAAATTAATTAAAAAATAAATATGATTACAAAAAGTTATTTTCCATCTCAAGTAGTTAGTGACCTGGAAAAAATGAGTTATGATTATGGGTTAAAGGTTGCCAAAGCTATTGAGGCAGAGTGGTTTCATACTGAAAGAGGTAGTAATAGATACAAAACTAATCATAATAATTTTCATAATTTAAGGCTGTATGCTAGAGGCGAACAATCAATACAAAAGTATAAGGACGAGTTATCTATAAACGGTGATTTGTCCTATTTAAATTTAGACTGGAAACCAGTACCTATTATACCTAAGTTTGTTGATATAGTTGTAAACGGTATTGCAGAAAGAACTTACGATATAAAGGCTTATTCACAAGATCCTTTTGGCGTGGCTAAAAGAACACAGTATATGGAGTCTGTGTTAAAAGACATGAAAACACAAGAGCTTGCTGAATTTGCAGAACAACAGTTAGGTATAGACATAAGGGAAAATAAAAAAGAAGAGCTACCAGGTAGTGAAGAAGAATTAAATCTTCACATGCAGCTAACTTACAAACAATCAGTAGAACTCGCTGAAGAACAAGCATTAAACGTTTTGTTTGAAGGTAATGACTACGAGCTTACTAAAAAAAGATTTTATTATGATTTAACTGTTTTAGGTATCGGTGCTGTAAAAACTAATTTCAACACATCCGAAGGTGTTGTTATAGATTACGTTGACCCAACAGATTTAGTTTATTCTTATACTGAATCGCCATATTTTGATGATATATATTATGTTGGAGAAGTTAAGGCAATACCTATAAACGAGCTTGTAAAACAATTTCCACATTTAAATCAAGAAGATTTAGAGGATATAGTTAAAAATAAAAATCATAATAAATCAAATTATAACCAAGGTTATAACGAGCAAGACAACAACAAAGTTCAAGTTTTATATTTTAACTATAAAACATATATGAACGAGGTTTACAAAGTAAAAGAAACTGGTACTGGCGCTGATAAAATATTACCTAAAGATGATACTTTTAATCCACCAGAAAACTCAGACACTAACTTTAGCAAAATTCAAAAATCAATAGAGTGTCTTTATGAAGGTGCGGTTATTCTAGGTACAGAAAAGTTGTTAAAATGGGAAATGTCTAAAAACATGATGAGGCCTAAAAGTGATTTTACTAAGGTAAAAATGAACTATGCTATAGTTGCACCACGGATGTACAAAGGTCGTATTGAGTCTTTAGTACAGCGTATAACAGGTTTTGCTGACATGATACAGCTTACACATTTAAAACTACAGCAAGTATTAGCTAGAATGGTACCAGATGGTGTCTATTTAGATGCTGATGGTCTTGCTGAAATAGATTTAGGTAATGGCACAAACTATAATCCACAAGAAGCTTTAAACATGTTTTTCCAAACAGGTTCTGTTATTGGTAGAAGCTTTACGTCAGAAGGTGACATGAACCCAGGTAAAGTACCAATACAAGAAATACAATCAGGTTCTGGTGGTCAGAAAATGCAAAGTTTAATTGGTACGTATAATTACTATTTACAAATGATAAGAGATACTACTGGGCTTAACGAAGCTAGAGATGGTAGTACTCCAGATAAAAACGCTTTAGTAGGTGTGCAGAAGTTAGCCGCGGCAAATAGTAACACAGCTACAAGACATATATTACAAGCTGGTTTATTTTTAACATCTGAAACAGCTAAATGCTTATCGCTTAGAATATCTGATATTATAGAGTATTCACCAACGAAAGATGCTTTTATACAACAAATAGGTGTTCATAACGTAGCTACTTTAGAAGAAATGCAAGACCTACACTTGTATGACTTTGGAATATTTATAGAGCTTACACCAGATGAAGAAGAAAAAGCTATACTTGAAAACAACATCCAGGTAGCAATTGCACAGCAAGCTATAGATTTAGAAGATGCTATTGACCTTAGAGAAGTTAAAAACATTAAACTTGCTAATCAGTTATTAAAAATACGTAGAGCTAAAAAGCTAGAAAGAGATCAGATGATGCAGCAACAAAACATACAAGCTCAATCTCAGGCAAATATTCAAGCTCAACAAGCTTCTGCTCAAATGGAGCTGCAAAAAAATCAAGCAAAAGCACAAGTAGACGCGCAGCTAGAACAAATGAAAGCACAAATGGAAGCTCAAAAAATGGAACAAGAAGTAATGCATAAAAAAGAATTAATGCAATTAGAGTTTCAAATGCAAATGCAACTTGAGCAAGTTAAAGGGCAGGCTAATACCAATAAAGAAAAAGAAAAAGAAGATCGTAAAGACGAAAGAACAAGAATACAAGCTTCTCAACAAAGTGAACTTATAGACCAAAGAAAAAGTGGAAAATCACCTAAAAACTTTGAGTCTGCAGGTAATGATATATTAGGAGGCGGATTCAATTTAGGTTCTTTTGATCCTAGATAACAATTATTAATTATTATTATATTATATTATGGAAGAAAACGTAGAAAACGTAGCCGAAGAGGTTACAAAAGTAAATATGTCTAAAGAAACACCAACTGATGATGGTGTTACTAAAGTAAATTTAGATAAACCACCAACACCAAAAACTGAAGAAAAAAATAAAACCACAGAGGAAATTAAAGAAGATAACGCTGACGACAGCAGAGTGGTTGAGCTCGTTGAAGATGCCGACACCACAGAAAAACAAGAAGAAGTACAACCGGAAGCTGAAACACAAGAAACTCCAGTATTAGAAGAGGTGATTGAAGAAGTTGAAGAACAAGCAGAAGATTTAGCTGAGGAAGTTGTAGAAGCAATAGAAAAAGCAGAACAAACTGGCCAAGCAATACCTGAAAATTTACAAAAGGTTGTAGATTTTATGGAAGAAACCGGTGGTAGCTTAGAAGATTATGTACGTCTTAACCAAGATTACTCTAGTTATGATGACATGACAATTCTTAGAGAATATTACAAACAAACAAAATCTCACTTAAACGATGATGAAATCAGTTTTTTAATGGAAGACTCGTTTTCATACGACGAAGAGGAAGATGATGATAGGGAGATTAAAAAGAAAAAAATAGCGCTAAAAGAGCAAGTTGCCAGCGCTAAAGCCCACCTGGACGGGCAAAAGTCCAAATACTATGAAGAAGTTAAAGCTGGTTCTAGGTTAACTACCGAGCAACAAAAAGCTATAAACTTTTTTAATAGATACAACAAAGAGTCAGAAGAAACTCAAAAAATAGCGGATCAACAAACTAATACTTTTAAATTAAAAACTCAACAAGTTTTTAACGATAAATTCAAAGGTTTTGAATATAACGTCGGAGATAAAAAATATAGGTTTAACGTGAAGAACGCTCAAGAGACTAAAGAAACACAAAGCGACATTAATAATTTTGTCAAGAAGTTCTTGAATAAAAACAATGAAATGTCAGATGCTAAAGGTTATCACAAGTCTTTATACGCAGCAATGAATCCCGACGCTATTGCTAAGCACTTCTACGAACAAGGTAAAGCAGATGCTATGAAAGATAGTGTTGCCAAAGCCAAAAATGTAAGTATGGATCCTAGACAATCGTTTTCAAACGATAATACTAGCGGGCCAAAAGTAAGAGTACTTAACAATGATGATTCTCCTAACTTTAAGTTTAAAATTAAAAATAAATAAATAATAAATTTAAAATTACAAAATTATGGCAATTTCAAATCCTGGAGGTAATTTAAACAGTGTGCCTGCTCCAATACAGCAAGCATTACAAACAAATTATCTTGATCTTTCATCTGCAACAAATGCAGGTTGGGGACAACAATATGTACCAGACCTAATGGAAAAAGAAGCTGAAGTTTTCGGACCGAGAACTATTTCAGGTTTCTTATCACAAGTTGGGGCTGAAGAAGCGATGACTGCTGACCAAGTTGTTTGGTCTGAGCAAGGTCGTTTACACTTATCTTACAAATGTGAAGTAAAATCAACAACTACTATTGAGATTCAATCTGATATTGATGGTAACAATTCTGATACTTCTAACGGTATTTCTGGTACTGGTAACAGTCCAATTAACCACGGTGTTAGAGTAAACGATACTATTATTATATCTGATTCAACTAACGGTGTAGTTAAAGCATTAGTTGTAGTTGTAGCTAATGACCTTATTACTGTAGCTCCTTATGAAGCTACTGCGTTAACTGGTACTACAGCTGCTTTAGCAACTACAATATTAGTTTATGGCTCTGAATACGGTAAAGGTACTAGATACGATAAAGCTGATGGTACTTTTAGTGATACAGATTCAAGAGGTGCTAACGAGCCTTCGGTTCAAACATTTACTAACAAGCCAATTATTATGAAAGACTACTACGAAGTTTCAGGTTCTGATGCTTCTAGAATTGGTTGGATTGAAGTTTCTTCTGAAGGTGGTGCTTCTGGTTACCTATGGTACTTAAAAGCTGAAGCTGACACAAGAGCTCGTTTTAACGATTACTTAGAGATGTCAATGCTAGAAGCTGTACCTGGTGCTACTGATGGTTCTAATACTACAGTTGATGCGCAGTTAAATATGGAGGCTAATAAAGTTGGTACTCAAGGTTTATTCGATGCTATTGAAGACAGAGGTAACATTACTACTGGTGTAACTGGTGTTAATGCTGCTACTGATTTAGCTGAATTTGACGCTATCTTAGCTGAGTTTGATTCTCAAGGTGCTATTGAAGAAAACATGATGTTCGTAAATAGAGCTACGTCTCTTGCGATGGACGATATGTTAGCTTCAATGAATTCTTACGGTGCTGGTGGTACATCTTACGGAGTATTTAACAACTCAGAAGATATGGCATTAAACTTAGGTTTCTCTGGTTTCAGACGTGGATCTTACGATTTCTACAAATCTGACTTTAGATACTTAAACGACAAAGCTACTAGAGGTGGTATTAATTCTGCTAATGCTGCAAATGCAATTAGAGGTGTCTTAATCCCTGCTGGTACTTCTTCAGTTTATGACCAAACTGTTGGTGCAAGTATGAAAAGACCATTCTTACACGTTAGATATAGAGCTTCACAAACTGACGATAGAAGAATGAAAACATGGACTACTGGTTCTGTTGGTGCTGCTACATCTGCTTTAGATGCAATGCAAATCCACATGTTAACTGAGAGATGTTTAATTACTCAAGGTGCTAATAACTTTATGTTATTAAAATAAGCACTTTTATTTAAAGAACCGGGGCTTCGGCCTCGGTCCTTTTCTTTTTATTAATTTTA